TGAAATCTGATAATACTTTGACTATTAGTTGGGGAAAACCCCAGGAGCCAAAGGCTCCCGAGGTTATTGAGGGTTAGATTAAGTTATTTTTTAACAGGCAAGTTTTATAAACAAGGTCAATTGATCTATTAATTAATTGATTTTCTTTCGCTTGTTCTGCTTCTCTTGCTTTAGTTTCTGGTGAGTTAGCATCTGCCTTCATACGCGCTAAATCTGCAGGGTCTGAAAGATTGTATTCAGATGTTTTTTCTACTGTCCAAGTTACATTTTCCATAACATGATTAATAGATTTTAACTTGCATACTTGTTGTTTTTGAGCCTTAGATAATTTATTGTAATCAATATCAGCTAAAACTCTTGTAACAGCATCTTTATTAGCACATTTTGATAAACTATAAGAAGTGATGTAACCACCATCATCAACTAAAACAACAATTGCGCTGTAAGTAGATTTTTTTGGTTTACACCATTGGTTAGTTTTTGGATTTAAAGTAGCATAACAAAATCTATCACCGTGATTTGTAGTCTCAACCCAATAACGTCTTTTAGTTCGAAATCTAAATCCCCAAGGGTAGTTATCAACTTCAACTGAATTATCAAAGCTGTCTTTGTTATAAATAAAAATCATTTGATTTTCTCCTTTGTTAGTTATAAAGTTCTTTTAATTGTTGTTTGACGATATGTCAATCAATGATTGTTAAAATAATATTACAAATTAATACAAGGATAAACATTATGCCAATGGGTAAAGGAACTTACGGTTCAAAAAAAGGAAGACCAAGCAAATCAAGTAAGTTAAAAGGTGGACAAAAGAAATTACCATCTTTTTTAAAAAAAAAAATAATGAATAGTAAAAGAGGTAAGTAATGGCTAAACGTGGATTATATGCAAATATAAATGCTAGAAAAAAAGCAGGAACATCAAGACCAAAATCTAAAAGCACAATAACCGCTAAAGCTTATAAAAACATGAAAGCTGGATTTCCTAAAAAGAAGAAAGCTTAATCATGGGATTTTCAAAAGAACATAAAAGCAAAACAGGCGGATTAACTGCAGCTGGTCGAAAGTATTTCAAAAGAACTGAGGGAAGTAATTTAAAAGCACCAGTTAAAGAAGGTAAGAACCCAAGGCGGGTGAGCTTTGCAGCTAGGTTTGCTGGGATGGATGGACCAATGAAGAAGCCAAACGGTGAGCCAACGCGTCTTGCTCTTGCTTTAAAGAAGTGGGGGTTTGGCAGTAAAGAAGCAGCAGCCAAGTTCGCACGAAATAATAAAAAGTCTTGATTGTTGGTTTTTTGGTTAGCGAGGACAGAGTTTCGCGCGTGTGTTATGGAGTACGAACAAAACAAGAACACACAAAAGAAACACAATCAACAAATATTAATAAGGAATAAGAACGGTTGGCGCGGGTATTGTATCTGAGACACAATCTATAGCATGTAAAAATACAACAATGTGTTGCAAAAATGCCACTATACCCGCTAAACTGGTCGCAGGTCGCAATATATATATATTGGGACTTTGAGTTACAGACACACAGACAGACAACACTATGAAAAACAAGAAACCTAAAATAGATAAGAACTTAACAACACTTGCATTTGTAGACAAAGAAACTAATAGTATTGTTATACATGTTCATGGTTTTGAAAACTCTGATATTGCGGAAGCATTTGCTAGTTATATGCTAACAAAGTCTGGCATGAATTATGAAACAAAAGATAACTTATTCGACACCATACCCACAATACACTAATGCACATAGAATTATATACACCTAGACCCCAACAACAAGAACTTCACGACTTGCTAGACCAACATAGATTTGCTGTTCTAAATTGCCACCGAAGATTTGGTAAGACCGTTTGTATTTTAAATCATTTAATAAAAGCAGCTCTCATGCACCCTTTGCAAAACCCAAGGTTCGCATACGTGGCTCCGACTTATAAGCAAGCTAAGAGTATCGCATGGGACTATATTAAACAATTTACTGCTAAGATACCTGGCACAAAATACAATGAGACAGAATTAAGATGCGACCTACCTAATGGTTCCCGTATAACATTGTTATCAAGTGAAAACGCAGAAAGCATAAGAGGTATATTTTTAGACGGGGTGTGTATAGACGAAACCGCTCAAGTAGACCCTAAACTTTGGAATGAAATTTTAAGACCTGCATTATCAGATCGTAAGGGTTTCTGTTACTTCATAGGTACACCCGCTGGCATGCAAAACTTTTTTTACGAAATTTATCAGCATGCTATGAAAGATGAGAAGTGGCTAGCCTTTACAGCACCAGTATCTAAAACTAAAATTATTGACCAGGAAGAATTAGATGCAGCGCTAGCTCAAATGGGTGAAGCTAAATATAAGCAAGAATTTGAATGTGATTGGATTGCCAACATAGAAGGTTCTGTATATGGCAATCTGGTCAAGCAAGCGGAAGATAAAGGTAGGATAACTAGCATAGAATACGATCAATCTTTACCAGTAAATACTGCTTGGGACATAGGGGTCGGAGATAGTACCGCTATAATATTTTTTCAACAACTAGGTAACACCGTTAGAATAATTGATTATTATGAAAACAATCGAGAAGGCTTGCCGCACTATATTAACATTATAAAACAAAAAGATTATGTATACGAACATCATTATGCACCGCACGATATTGAAGTTACCGAATTTAGTTCTGGTAAAACAAGGCGCGAGGTAGCATACCAACTAGGTATTAATTTTAAAATTTTACCAAAATTACCGCTCGAAGACGGTATTCATGCTGCTAAAATGATATTTCCTAGAGTCTATATTGATCTTGGAAACTGCCGACCATTGATAGATGCGCTTAGACATTATCATAGAAAGTATAATGAGAAGATGAGAATGTTCTCAAATAAACCAATCCACGACTGGTCGAGCCATGCGAATGATGCTTTTAGATATATGGCAATTGCAATTGATGAGTTGCCAAATCAAGAAAATTTGAATAAAAGATTTCCTAATGCTATTACAGAATATAAAATTTTATAAGGATTAAAATATGGGATTTTTAAAACCAGATATACCTGCTCCACCACCACCTCCAGCGCCAGCTCCCGAGCCGCCAAGTTTTGAGGATGAGGAAAGAGAACAAGAAGCTAGAGAAAAAATGGAAAAAATTATGCGTGCTAGAAAAGGACGAAGATCAACTATTTTGACGGGTCCTGGCGGTCTAGCAGATGAAGATGAAAAAATTAAAAAGAAAACATTACTAGGAGAATAAAATGCCATACGGTTACGGAGCTTCAAAAAATTATGGTGGGTCTACAGCTAGAGAAAGAGGTGCTGCAAGAAATAGAACACAATCTACTTCTACTAAAAAATCTTCTCCCTCTAAAACTTCAACTAGACCTAATCCTCAAACAGATAGTGGAAGCTCAAAAACATCTGTAGTAACTTCAAAACAAATTAAAGAAAGTAAAGAAAAAGTAAATCTAGCTACAGGCAAATCACAATTAGATAATTATGAAGTAGGTAAAGTTCCTGCTTTTATTCCAGGCTCAACTATTTTAAATGCCGCTCAAGATGTAAGACAAAAATCTTTTGAAGCTAATAGAAAATTTTTTAGAGAAAAAGTTTTAACTAGTAAAAATAGAGGTAAGTATGTTGATACTTTAGAAAGTTATTCATCATACATGAAGGCAAGAGGAGCTGGAACAGCAGATGCTTATGGTAATCCAATTGCACAAAGACGAGACGATAGAAGGGTTATAACACAAGTTCAAAAAGCAGCGGTTGCGCAAGCACCTTCTGGACCCACTACAACAGAAGTTAGTCAATCTACTTCAGCTTATGGTGGAGAACGAACAGATGCACAAGAAGCTTTAAGAGTAAAAAAAAGAGGTCGAAAACAAACTATATTAACACAACCAACGGGATTAGGTGGTTCAGAACCATTAATCACAAAAAAGAAATTACTAGGGTAAATTAATTTGGAGGATAAATGCAGATAACACCAAAAGCTAAAATGATCTTAGAGAGATATGCTTCTCTTAGAACTGAAAGACAAAACTGGGAAAGTCATTGGCAGGATGTTGCTGATTATATGTTACCTAGAAAAGCAGATATTACTAAGAACAGAAGTAAAGGGGATAAGAGACACGAATTAATTTTTGATGGTACTGCAACACATGCTCTAGAATTATTAGCTGCATCTTTACATGGAATGTTAACGAATACAGTTTCACCATGGTTTTATTTAAAATATAAAAATGATGAGTTGAACCAAGAAGATGAAGCGATGGAATGGTTAGAAGATTGCACAAGAGTTCTTAACCAGGCTTTTAATAGAAGTAATTTCCAACAAGAAATTTTTGAATTATACCATGACCTTATTGCATTTGGTACAGCAGCTCTATTTATTGCAGATGATGATGAGAATGAATTAAGATTTAAAAATATTCATATCTCAGAAATTTATATAACTGAAAATGAAAAAGGTTTTGTTGATAGCTTAACTCGTAAATTTAAAATGCAAGCTAAAAATATTTACAACGCATTTCCAGGAGTAGACTTACCAGAAGAATTAGCTAAAAAATTTAATAAAGCACCGTATGATAATATTAGTATTATTCATAGTGTTTACCCTTCAACCGAATATACAAACAACAAATATGTATCTTGTTATGTTCACGAAGAATCTGGTTTTTTATTATCAGAAAAAAACTTCAAAGAGTTTCCGTATGCAGTTCCTAGATATTTAAAATCATCGAATGAAACATACGGTAGAAGTCCAGCAATGAACGCATTACCAGATGTGAAGATGTTAAATCTAATGTCTAAAACTTCTATCAAAGCTGCGCAAAAACAAATCGACCCACCACTAATGGTTCCAGATGACGGGTTTATGATGCCTATTAGAACAGTACCAGGAGGATTAAACTATTACAGAGCAGGAACCAGAGAAAGAATTGAACCATTAAATATTGGTGCAAACAATCCTGTGGGTATACAAATGGAAGAACAAAGACGGGATGCGATTAGACAAAACTTCTTTGTTGACCAACTAATCTCTGTTCAAGGACCGCAAATGACCGCGACTGAAGTTATCCAAAGAAATGAAGAAAAGATGAGAATACTTGGTCCCGTGCTTGGTAGACTACAATCAGAATTATTACAGCCATTAATTACAAGATGTTTTAATATTTTACTTAGAAATAAAAAATTTAAAGAAATCCCTGAATTTATTGGCGCTCAAAATATTGAGATTGAATATGTATCACCACTAGCGAAAGCTCAGAAAACTGGTGAACTTAATTCTTTAATGAGAGGTATTGAGATTATGGGTTCTTTACAAAATGTTGCACCTGTATTTGATTACTTAGATACTGATAATTTGGTTGGTCATATTAAAGATGTATTAGGTATTCCTGCTAAAGTTTTAAAATCAAAAGCTGAAGTAGAACAAATCAGAGCTGAACAACAAAATCAAATAGCACAACAACAACAGATGCAGCAAGATATGCAGCAAGCTGAAATTGCTAACAAAGCTGCACCGTTAGCTAAGGTATTAGGTGAATAAAAAAGATATAGCTGAATTAACAAAAACATATCAAAGAGTTTTTAAGTCAGAAGATGGTAAAACCGTTCTAGAAGACTTAGAAAAAAGATGTAACGTGCATCACACATCTTTTTCAACAGACCCGCACGAAACATCTTACAGAGAAGGACAAAGACAAGTTGTTCTTTTTATTAAATCAATCATAAACAAAAACCCTAAAGGAGAAAACCATGAGTAACGAAACACAGGTAGCGGAACCACAAGTTGCGTCTGACAATAATGTTACAGAGTTAAGTAATACACCACCAATAACAGAACAAATTTCTAATTGGAAAGATAGTTTACCAGATGATTTAAAAGCTGAAAAAGCTTTAGAGTCTATACAAGATATACCTGGATTAGCTAAATCTTATATCCATGCACAAAAATTAGTAGGAGCGGATAAAATTCCTGTTCCTAATAAATTTGCAACGGATGAAGATTGGCAAGCAGTTTATAGTAAATTAGGTAGACCCGAAAACCCAGATGCTTATGAATTTAATTTAAAAGAAAATTCTAACATTGATGAAAATGCTCTTAAAGGTTTTAAAGAGACTGCACATAAAAATGGTTTGTTACCTAAACAAGCAGAAGCGATAATGAATTTTTATAACGATATGACGCAAAATTATATTGAAGATTTAAATTCAAAATCTGAACAAGGCAGAAGTAATGCAGAACAAACTCTTAAAAAAGAATGGGGTGCTGCATTTGATAATAAAGTTCAACAAGCAAGTACCATTGCCAACAAATATATCAATGATGACTTTGCACATTTAACTTTATCAGATGGAACCAAAATTGGAGATCATCCAGACTTTATCAAAGCTTTTGCTAATATAGCTAATGATTTAGGTGAAGATAAATTAGTAGCAGCACAAGGACCACAATATATGACACCTGCTGAAATTGATAAACAGATCGCTAGTTTACAACAAGAAGGTTCAGCATACTGGAATAAAAATCATCCAGGTCATGCTTTGGCTGTTCAAGAGGTTCAAGATTTACTTGCTTTGAAAC